TCTTTCTTCTTTTGTTTGACTATCGGTTAAAGAAACATTTTGTCCCCATTGGTTAGATTCATCATTTACTCCAACTGTAAAGTTGTAATAAACTGCACCATCTTTTCCAGATACAAATTTTTCTTTTGGTAATTTGTCAACTCTTAAACTTACATTAATTAATGCACTCATAATTTATTTATTTAATTTGCTTACCTTTTTTTACTGTTTTCAGCTATTCAGTTTCATTTATAATATAAACATATTTATCTAAAATTCTTAAAATTTCATTAGTCATAAATAATTTATGATTTTTTGTATATTCAGATTCAGTTTGAAAAAAATATTCTATTTCTTTTTTTAGTTTCTTTTTCATTTTATTTAACTTTTAATAATTCATTTTTAACTATTGCAGTCATTTTATACTTATTTTCTATTGTTGCAATATTACCACCATTTTTTAAATATTCAATAGCTTTTGTAAATTCAGGTGTATTTTTATTCAACCATTTTAATTCATCAACAGGAGCAGTCTTTTCGTGCTTATTTGATGCATCTGAATCTTGTGTATCGTCAATCAGTAATAAATTACCTAATGCATATTTTTTACCATAAGATGAAGCAGAACCAAATTGCTGCGGAACTTGCATTCCTTTCTGATTTAAATCTACTCCTACTATTGCAGTTGCTGATATTTCATTTATTCCATTGTTATCATAAATAGTAGCAGTTGATTGTATCATAGGAATTGAAATATGGTCAATACCTGCAACAATTAATTCATCTATTACAAATGATACTTGGTATTTTTCATTAAATGGTTTTAATGCTTCTAATATATCTTCAGCACTTCTAAAGTTATATTTACCAAATGAATTGAATTTTGATTTTGATGCTTTAAATTCTTTTTGAATTAAAGACAATTTTTGATTTAATGTTAATTCCATTTTATTTTGTTTTAAGGTTATAAATTTCTTGTTTAATTATTCTTTTGTAATCTGCTGGACAATTCTCATCTGATAATTCAAAACAATATCTTTCTAATTGATTAATGTAAAATTCTAATTTGCAAATCTTATCTTGCATTGCCTCTAATCTAAATCTGTTGTAGTCTAATAAATCTTTCATTTGTTAAAGTGTTAAAATTAATACTGCACTAATAAATAATCCCCATAAAATAAATGCTAATCCGATGTCTTTTAAATTCTGTTTCATTTTGTTTGTGTTTTAAGTTAATGCAGTTTATAGTATGCTGCTCCACTTTGTTTTTAATATGCTACGTTTACATCGTAAATTAAAACTTCTCCGTATTTTTTTTTAAGTTGTTTCATTGCTTCCCAAACAGTCATATTTGTAAAAGTAATAAATTCAAGTTTGTTGTTAAATGCAATTTCGATAATAATTTTAGATGATTTCATAATGTTTGTTTTTGTTTGTTGAGTACAAATATATAACTGTTTTTGACATAAAAAACAATGATTATTAATTTTAACAAAACTTTAACATTTTAAAATAAAAAAGGGACACTAATTAAAGCATCCCTTTTTCTAACAAACAATTTAAAAAACAAGAATTATAAAGAACCTAAAAGAGAAGTATATTTATCAATCATTTTAACTAAATCTACATCAGCAAATTTAACTATTTGTTTTGATTTAATTAATAAATTATCAGGTAAGTTATTGTCAAACTTTGTTAAATACTTTGAAAATGCATATTGCATACCCTGATTAGTTATGTTGCATCCATAACATTGTACACCTACGTTATTTTCATCCCAACGAGTTGAATAATGCCTTCTGGACATAAAATGCCCACATTGTAGTTTTTTATAATGTTCTTTTTTACCACAAGTAACACAAGTAGCAATTTCATCAATAGCATCTTTACGTCTAATATATTGACTAAAGACTGTATCTAATTTTATTACTAAACTTTTTCTTGTTGGCTTTTTCATTTGTCAAATTTATATAATATCAATTAACAATATTTGTAAATAACTAATTTTTAATTATTGCAATAATGTCAAAAAAAAACTGTAATTTTGAAATGTTCTTAAAAACAAAAAAAGTTTAAAAAAAATAATTAAAAAAAAATAAAATAAACAGAACAAAAAACAAAGTGTGTTGCTGATAGTTATCTTCCTTGACCTTTGTACTTCTTTTGATAGTTTTTAGAAGATTTTAATTTAGAAGATTTTGTTTTGGAATGTATATTTGGTCTTGAAATATTAGTTTCTATACGAGTAGAAACCACCGTCTGTTTCGCCATACTAAATAAATTATTACAATTATTATTATATATCCAAGTGGATTACTAACTTTTTTAATTTCCTTTTTCTTTTCTTTTACCTCAACTTTTGTAGTTTGTTGTTTATCTTCAATTTTAGACACCTTTATATCTTTTTTGTGTAAACTATTGTCTTTTGTATTTATGTGTCTTAAAACAACGTTTTTGTATGTTATACCGTTTATTACAATATCTTTACAAGTATCTAATGGAGTTATTATAAATTCATCAGTTATAATATCATTTTTAGTTTCTATTTTTATATCTTTAACTGTTGCAATTTTAACAACTGTTTCTGAAATAGAATCTTTTTTAACTTCTTCTATTACTACTTTTCTTGTTGAACAAGATGATAATATAGCAATAGAAATTGTAGCTAAAAAAACAGATAGCCAAAACGTAATAAATCCTTTATTTCGTGAAATAAATGTCTGCTTCAATTTGTCGTCTTTTAGTTAAACCTGCTAATTTTTTTGTTCCTACTTTATCCCATCTTAAAAATTCATTTTTTATAGTATGGTCTAATCTATTATTATTTACTTTCTTTAGAAGTGTACTTCTCATAAAATTTGCTACTCCAACATTATAAGCAAATGATACCAAAGAATTAAATTGATTTTGTGTTAAAGGTTGCGTAACACATTTAGAAACTTTTTTAGCAAAATTATCAGCAATGTCTTTAAACATATCAAATGCTTCTACTTTAGTTATTTCTTTATCTACCATAGTAACTTTTTTACCATCTTTATAAAATGTGTTACCATATCCAATAGTAGCTAATTTAGCAGGACATAAATATGGTTTAGGACTAAATCCTTCAAACTCACAAATCATTAAATAACCTTTATTGTCTAATTTCATTTTGATAAAAGTTTTATAATTGTTCCTATTAATCCAGCAGTAAGTACTCCCGCAACAAATTTTAATTGACCGATATAAACAGACTTTTTAGCCATATCTAATTCAATAAATTCTAACTTTTCTTTTAATGCTTCTATATCGTGTTTAATGGAATCAATATCTGATATTACACCTTTATTACCATTTACTTTTGAACCAATAAGTGCAGAAGAAATATATTGTAAATCCTCTTTTATAAGGCGAAGGTGTTGTTCCATTCGGTCTAATCTTTCTTTGTCTTGAAATTCCATTCTAATTCTTTATTTTTGCAACTATATCTGTAAATCCTTGAATGCTTACATAAGCAGTAGCTATTATTACCCAATCTTGAGATGTTAAATTTCCTAAAAATAATCCACAACAAGCTATTATGAATACCATTAATTTACGTGATATAAATTTACTTAATATTCTATCTATTTGCTCTTTACTCATATATTAAATATTGATGTTTTTCAGGTATTTCATCTTCTGAAATCTCAAATAAAGTTGGATTATCAACTATTGATGGATGCTCTTCTAATGGTTCTTCAGCTATAACTATTGTATAACTATCTGTTCCTACTGATGGTATATATCTAATGTGTTTCATAATTATACAAAATATTGAATTGTTGCGTATACTTGTGAATAACTACCAGGTGCTCTTTGAATTTGAATGTCAAACGTATTTGGTGCAGTTGTTTTTAATCTTAATGCTGATGTTCCCATTGTAGCTACTTGATTCTTATTGCCAGCCATAGTTCCAACTCCATAAGAAATGACATTTAAAGCAGTAGAAACTCCACTTGGTAATTCTGGAGTAGGACAATCAGATGGTAACATACAAGCAAATGAACTTGCATTAGTACCTCCAGTAGCATAATCTAAATTTAATCTAATAGTTACTAAATATCCAACTTGACACCAACTATAACTGTGATTTGTTGCTCCACTTGGAGGAGTACCTGCAGTTATTGTTATTGTTCCTGTATAGGCTTGGTTTGCTATGCTTTCAAATGGTTGCTCTGTTGGAACTGCTGATGCACTTGTATTATTAGCCAACATTGTAAAAGCACTTTGAGATGAAGCACCTCCTGCAGCAGCTATTGTTAATTGTCTTGTTGCTCCAGTTCCTGATGGTGTAATAGTTATATTAGTTCCAGCAACTAATTCTGCTTCAACTTGAGCTCTTGTTGCACTATTGAAGTCTGATATAGTATTTGATAATTGTGTTCCTGTATGGTTTGCTCTTGACAACAATGTAGCATCTGAACTATTTGCAGTTGCACCAGCAGCAATACCATCTAATTTAGTTTCGTCTGCTGTTGTGAAGGAAGCAGTTGTATTTGTTAATACCGTAGTTAATGGTTGTTTCCCATTTAATTGACTTTGAATTCCATCTGTAACCCCTTTTACATATGCTAATTCAGTAAAAGATGGATAAGCAACTGTATTTAATCCTGTTATCGTTCCATCTGCTGCTATTGAAGCTATTGTTTCAGGTGATGTAAAATTAGTTTTTAACTGTCCAAAAGTCTTGACTCCTGTAATTGTTTCAGTACCTGCCAAGTGCATAACAGCTGAATCGTTTGCTTTTAAAGCTAAAGCATCAAAAACTACATCCTCACTTGGAGCAGTTGTAGTAACTCCATTTGTAATAGTTTGAGTTACTTTAGCATCTGCAATAGTTTGTACTTGACTTGCAGTTTGATACCCACTTGGATTTGTTGCATTATAAGGTGTAAAACCTAATGCAGTTTCAACTGTTTTATTTTCCCAAATATCAGTTGCTAAAGTATAAGCTAAAACATTGTTATTTGCAACACCATTAATTTTAACATTATGAAGCTCATTTAATTCATAACCGTTATCTACCTTAACAAAAATAGTTCCTTGTGTTATATGGGCAGAGATTACATATCCAATAATAATTAAATGATTTGGAGCTACTGGCTTTACTTTTGTAATACTACCTGCAACTGTAGGACTTAAATAAAGAATATCACCATCTAACCAAGTTTCACCTTGCAGACTTCCAGTTGTATTGATATTTCTAACTAATCCACTTGTTGTTATAAATCCCTCTTGATTATTTGATATTGTTTCAGTTACTAATCCAATAGTTTCAGCACTTAAAACATCATTTGTAGCTTTTGCTAAATCTACTTTTGGTCTTTGACCTTGTGCTCCTGTTATCCTTACCGCCTGATAATTGTCTTGTAATAGACTTACACTCGTGGCTGTTTTATTAACCACACGTATGACAGTTTCTTGCCCAACTTGTAAAGTAACATTTCCACCTTTTAATATTAAATCTAATGTTCCGTCTGCATCATTATAATAAACAGAACCTGCAGTAGTAGGTATATTAGTTGGTGTATTATCAAATTCTAAATTACCTAATTGAATACCAAACTCACCTAAATTAACATCACTTGTTGCTCCTGTATATGGAACTGAATTAGCTATTTTTGTCTTTTCAGCAGGAGTTAATAAACCTGCATTTGTTCCATCTGCTAATGGTATAGTTGCACCACTACCTGTACTACTTGTAACTGTTCCATTTGTAGGAGTTGCTATATATGCTAAATCAGTAGCACCTCCACCTCCACCACCTGAAACTTGATTAATATTTACAGTAGTTAAATTAGGATTTACAGTAATAGAAACAGTTTCGGTTGTTTCGTAAACATTAATATCTATTATATCGTTTGCCATTATCGAGTTACATCATTAGTTATTGAAAAGTTTCCACTTATATAAGTCTTAACAGTACCATCTGCTTTTATTAATTCAATATCATAAATGTAATTATAAGCATCTAAATTTATTATTTGCCTATTAATTTTAAATAAACCTGTAGCAGCATTTGTAATTGTTATTCCAGCACTTGCAACAGAAGTTAATGAAAGAAATATTACTCCTCCATATTCTTTTCTTAATTGCATACGTAATGTGCAACCTGTTAAATTTAAAGCAACTGAATTAACAAGCATTTGAAAGTTTACTAATTCAAATGTATCTCCTTTTATATGTGTAAAATCTAAAGCCATTATTTGTCTTTATTTAGTTTGTTTAAAAATACCTCTAACTTTTTTACGTTAGTTTCTTTTGGCTTGTATGTTTCTTTTATAGTACCCATCCTGTAAAGTTTGCATTGTGGTCTGGAAATACATCAGCATTTGAATTAGCAGTATATTCAGGAAATAAATTTTGATTAAAACTCATATAATCTATAAATCTATTTGTATAAGATTGTGCAACATCTCTTTCTTTTTCAATTAAAAAATCTATTTCAGACTTTTCAACTGTAGAACTGTTTTCAGAATTATGCTTAAAGACTCCTTTTGAAGATACTTTATAAGCTGCGTAAGGCAAAAACTCTACCATTGCCCAATGTATTACCATTGGCTTGATATATTTGCTTAAAAGCGTTGTATATGGACTTGCTAAATTACCTGCTACAATCCCATCATTTATTTTATCGTATAGTTTAGTTCCTAAATAGTTTTGTATGTGTAATTGTTGTGCTTGAAATATATATTGAGTATATATATCAGGGTCTAAATTACCATTCAAATTAGTAAAT